GTAAGGGTTGGAGACCCCCCGGGGGGCCCCGTCAAAAAGGGTGGGGGGGGTGTTTTTTTGGCTCTATATCAAACAAAATTGCCCCTGAAACCCTCTAAGCGCACAGCGTTCATCACCTGTACGCACAAAAAACACAAACGTCTTAAAACGCAAATGTGAAGCCTGTATTTGTATCAGTATTTTCAGTCAGAATCTGATGGTGTTTCAAGCTGACTTGCATGAATTCCGCGCACTGAATCAGGCAACCCTGCAATTTCAACAGCTTTGTCATCAATATGAAATACAGGTGAAAACCCTGAATCTCTGAAGTATAGACCTTTTGCCTTTTGACTGGTCATGTGTATCTGCTTGACAATGGAAGCAATGCCAATGTCATCAAGTATCTGTTCAACTGCCTTTCTGCCCTGGCTGTCACGTGCAGTTGTGATTGCTATCTGAAAGCCTTTGTCATGGTATTTGTGCACAGCTTTCACAAGTTCTGTTGCATTGCCTTGTTCATCAATCAATGTCTTGTCAAGATCAAATGAAACAAACGCTTCCCCGCTTGCAGCAGCATCTTCTTCTGCTCTGTGTCTTCCTGAAAGACCAATGTGACAAGTGCCGTCATTGTATTGAAAACCACGCTTGCCCATCACGCTGCAACGGTTAATCTTCACGATCTTCCCTTTCTATCCGCGCAAGAAGTGCCTGTGCCCATTCGCGCCCTTCATCACCACCCCAAAGCAACCAAGCAACATAGCCTGCTGAAGGGTTGTCATCATTTCCAAAATAGCCACGTGCATCAGACCCTGCTGCATCTTTGTACCGCTCTGACCTATCAAAGAAGCGCACCATCATTTCAATGCTACGCTTTGACATCTTTTCATTGTTTTTCAGGTTTGTTGCCCTGACAACACCTGACCCAATGCCCTGGTCACCTGCTTCTTGTGAAGATAGCCCACCACGTTTGAATTCTTTGCGCAGCTTCAGACCCTTTTCTGCATTTTCCCTGACTTTTGCCGGTGGTCTGAAATCTGAATCTGTCAAAGGTTCTTCATACCCACCAAGACGCACAGCAACACCTTGACGTTCTGCTTTCTGCCTTGCACCTGCCCCTGTATAGCAGAAGCCTGATTTGCCCCATCTGAAGCCTTGACGGCCCATTGTTTGACATCTTTCAATCGGCATCATTCACCACCCGTGAGATCTGTTATCAGAAACCCAAAAATCAAACCCGCAAAAAATGCGACTGTCACCCAAGAAGTCACCCTGCCACCCTCCCCGCACAAGCAACGGCTTGTTTTCCAATTGTATCACACCATTGTCATGCATCCACAACAAGCAAGACCACAACCACAAGTCAAACACATGAAACTGATGCTTGTCATTCCACGTCATCATTCAGCCTTTCTGGCAAGTCTTCAGCAAAAATCTGCAACTCATGAACAGCACGTGCCAGTGCAAGAAACGTCTTGAACCCCATCACAACAAAGGCATCTGCATCTTCATCTTTGATGATTGCAATTGGCGTCTTTCCTTCAATGGCTGATGCCCTTGCTTGACTCCATGCATCACGTGTTGAAGGTCTTTTGCCTGTCTTGCACTCAATATCAAAAAGGGGTGTTCTGATGTCAGGGTTTCTTCTGCCTGGCTTCTGCTTCACCAGTTCAATCTCAGCATCCCACAAAGCTTGGCGGAGCATGTCAGCACATTCACGTTCAAACTGTGCACCCTTTTCTGAATTGCTTGGTTGATTGCTTGACATACGCTGCAAGCCTTCTTCAAGAAGCTTTCTTGCAATCTGTGAAATCGACACGTCAACACCTGACCTGTTTAGGCTCTCAGCTATTGCTTCAACTTGTGATGCAAGGTCATCACTGACCCTGAAGTTCAATCGCCGTGTCATGATACAGCCGCCCATACTCTGCCAACAGTGCAGCATCAGCCCTGTTGTGGTGTTTCTTTTTCGATAGGTCTAAGTCAGACCACCTTCTGCCTGCTGCAAGCATCGCCTTGGTTTTGACATCTTTGCCTTCAACATCACGCATGACCTTTGCCCACGTGCGTGGGTGCGCTATCTGATAAGACACGCCACAAGAAGCAACAATGCCTTCAATAACCCCACACATCTTTGCAAGCTTGCACTGACTGCTGACCCCTTGCCCTGGTCTTGGTGTGTGCTTTTCTAGCGTCACAAAGACCTTCTTTGAACCATATTGTTCAAAGTATCCCTTCAAGATGTTTGCCAATTCCCGCACTAGCAATTCACGCCTGTTGCCGTTTTTAATCACTGGCATGTCATGCACTGCAATCAACTGTGACTGCCTGCCAAGACACACAACTGCCCCTTCAACACCGGGGTCAATGCCAATGAAGCAATCAATCAATGCCTAGCGCCCTCCTGCCAACGGTGGCAATCATCAACGCATGTGAAATGCGTTCTGCAAACCTGCCCTTGTATGCAGGCATATCAACTTCAACCACAGTGTATGGGATACCACAATGAACCAACCATTTCAGAAACATTTCTGATGCTTTGCGCTTTTCAAGGTGTATCTTTCCACCTTCAAGCAAGGCCAATCCACACTCCATTGCTTTTTGTTCAACGCCTTCTTTTGTGTGGTCATCTGCTAAAATTTCAACTGCTTGCACTGTCAACGCTGCACCTTCTTTTGTTTTTGTGTGAGTAGTCACCCCAAATCAGATTACAATCAATCATGGATGCTTCACCGTCATATTTTCTTGTGAACCCTGACAGAAGCTTGCTTGTGAATTGCCAAATTCTGCAATCTGTCATCAGTGTTGGGATTTTCTGTGGTCCGCCCTTGGGATCTTCCCTGACATATTCAGCCCACCACACGTTGCTATTGTGATTGTTTTCAAGTGTTGCCCTGTAGATGTCACTTGTGCAGTAGGCATCAACTGCAAATCGCGCTGTGTAAAGGTCAACAATGTCACCCTGTGCAAATTCTGTGAAGTATCGGGTGTTGTGTTCTTTGTCGTCAGGGTTGCCTTTTTCAAGGTCATAGACGTCGTTCAAGTCAAACTCGATACCAAGCTTCTTCTTTTCTTCTTCAAAGTTTCTTCTTTCAATCCTGGCTTCTTCAACGCGTGGGTGCAGGTCAGGACGGCCAAAATGATACACGCCCACCAACATGCCTGCATCAACTGCTTCATGAAGCCTGTCAGCCCTTTTTGCTTTCCAGTCAAAGCCTTCTGTCAACTTGTAATAGGCTCCCCGTATCCCAATTGATGCAAGACCTTTGAAATCAATTCTTGCTTGATGGTCTGACACGTCAATGATGAATGCTGCATCCATGTTGACAGCATTCAGTGTGTCAATTGTCATCAGCTTCTTGTCATCATCGTTTGCAAGATTCACTGCCTTGTTGGTTTGTGGTCCCCAAATGCCATCAACATCAATGACTTCAAACTGATTGACAAAGCTTGAAGCATTGAATGCTGACTGAAAGTCTTTGACAAGCTGACCTTGTGCCCCTGGTCGAACAGAAAAGTCAATCTGACCATCACGCACTGTGAAGATTCTTTGCTTTGACATCTAGATGGACCCCACAACAATCTCTGCATCAACAGCAGTTGATGTTGCTCGCAATCGGATTTTTTCTAGATCCCTGAAGGGCAATGTTTCTGAATCAGCAATTGCATCAATTGGTGACCCCATCATGAATGTGTGACCTGGTTCAAGCCTTATCGCAATTGTGTTGCCTGCAACAGCAGGGTCAAGCGCAATTGCAAGGTCATGGTTTGTGTCTAGGTTTGTGATTCTGATGTACTTCACTTCCTCAAGGTCAAACTGACTCCCTGAATTCAGTGGTGCTGACGCAAATTCTGCAACCGTCATGTATGCAGATGCACCAATATGTCTGACAATGCGTGAATACTCTTTTATCCCTGAGTGCACCTGTTTTGATATGCTTGAACCGCGCTGTTCACCAACCAAGGTGATGCTTTCACTGAATGTGTAGGTCAAAGGTGCTGCTGTGACTGTTGTGCTCATTTGAAAACCCCTTGTGTGTTTGTGTGCTGATTGTGATGGTGGAGCTCACCAGAAGCAAGTGCAATCAGAAATTGCCCCATTGCTGCACCATAGCATCTGCAATGCCTTGATACGTTTTTGACCTTTCCTTCCATCTGTTTTTTGATGGTCCCAACTTGTTTTGCCCTGATTTTGTCTGGTTGTCCCAATGCCCTGAAGCAGGCTTTTTGACCACGTTTGTGGGTTTCAAAGGTGGCAATCCTTTCAACCATAAACCTGTCTTTTTTGATTCTGGGTGACCATATTCAAAGGGTTGAACATATTGTGCAGGCTTCAACCCTCCGATTCTTTCCACTGCATATTTATGGGGCACTGGGTTTTCAACACAGACCCTGGGTGCTGGTGCATCAATGAACGCTCTGAAAAATCTGCAAGCTTCATCAAGCTTTTCCCATCTGTCAGGGTCTTTGTGAAGGTGTTTGTCTGAAAGCATCCACACACCAGAATTGCAAAGATATGTGCAGGGCGGGTGGGCAATAATTAGATCCCATCCATCATCAATGACTTCAAGTGCACAACCAACAATGTGCTTTTCACCGTGGTCATCAGCTTCAAGCAGGTCAACAGACCAGCAGTCAAAGCCTGCCTGGTTCCATGCATTACGTGACACACCTGATGATTCACAAGCAATCAGCACCCTTTCAATCTTGTCAGGAAGAAACAAGTCACGCATCTTCTTTGTCCTCCCTGACAAGCAAATTCTTGTATCCTGACAGGTATGACCACCGCTGCTTCTCAAGCATTTCTTGCAGTTCTCTTTCAACTGAAAGAGCCATTTTGACCTGAAACATCATGTGTGCATGCATAATCTTCATCTGTTCAACTTCTTTCATATGGTCAAGAAGGGCCTGTGCAAGCTGTTCTTTCAAGCTTGGTTCAACTGCTCCTGACACACTGTTTGCCATCCGCAACCTGTATGCCCTGGAGGCTTTCAGGCAAGCCTCAACTGACTTCTTTGTTGGGTGCTTTGCTCGTTCAATCTCTTTTCTTTCTGGTGTCATCTTCATACCCTCTCAGTGAAAAAATTTGTCTTCCAACTTGCCTCAAACCTGACCATCTCACCTGCGGGACCATAGCGATTTTTCAGAATCCAACATTGCAATTCATCAGGGTGCAGCCTGCCATCATTCATGGTGTCCCTGTGCAAACCAAGAATCCAGTGCATGTTCTCTTCAATTGCTGAAGTCTCTTTTGCATCTGAAAGCACTGGTGCCCTGCCATCTGCTGACCTGCTCAACTGCGTCAAAATGATCCAGCACCTGTCATTGTTCTTTGCATCTTCTGTCAGCATCCTGACAGCATTCCCGTATGCAACACGCAGCATTTCAGCAGGCACATCACCCACATTGACCAATTGAATGTAATCAACCACAAACAGCTTCACCCCCTGCTTTGAAAGCTGATGTGCACGTGCAATCAATTGCTCCACGCTCTGTGGGCAATCGTCATCAATCACAAGACGTTTCAAGCGTTCATCGGAGTGTGCAAGTGCAGCAGATGCAAGTGATGCTGAAGGTGTTCTGCTGAAGTTCAGGTGATGATATTTCTGAATCTCTCTATGCATCTGTGTTTCAAGCATTTTCTTTGCAACATCTGCTGCTGGCATCTCCAAAGAAAACACACATGCCTTCAGGTCAGGGTCATTTTTCAACGCCATGTCAACAAGCCAAAATGCAAATGAAGACTTCCCGCGCCCTGGACGTGCACCAATAGCACCAATCTGACCAGTGTGAAGACCACCACCAAGACTGGCATTGATTCTTCTGTTGAACATAGGCACACCTGTTTGAATCTTGCTTTCAGGCTCTTCACCCTTCAACAGCAATTCCAGTCTTTCCATGTAGTCAACTGCTGCCTTTCTGGCGTTCCCAACAAACGGGTCATCAGACTGACCTTCATTTTCATCAAGGGTCTTCTGAAGTGACAGCAATGCCTTTTCTGTGTCGCTATCTTTCAAAGCATTCAAGCAGGTGATTGCACCTGACCTGATTTCTTTGTTTCTGATGTAGCGTTCAAGCCTGGGCAAGTAGACTGATTTCGCATATGACCACGGCATGATGTGTGTCATGTCTATGCCTACCACTGAAAGAATTGCTTCTTTTGCTGGTGTTTTGCCGTGGTCCATTATCAAACGCACAAGGTCATGACCGTTTTGATTGATGTCATCAACCAAGACCTTGCACCCATCATCAATGAATGCATGTGGGTCAATGTGAACGTCTTGTTGCATCTGCAAGGTGGTGATGTATGAAGCAATGATGTGATGTTGCAATGTCAAAATTTCAGTTTTCATTCTTCACTTCCTTCATGATTTCAATTGCTCGCTTGTTTAACTCTTCCCCCTCTTGACCTTGAAAACCCCCGCCCTCAAAAAGGGGGTTTTTCAAGTCATTCTCTATATTCTCTATAGGAGAATATAAACGCGCACGCGTAGTGTCTTGCGCAACTTCTTGTTTTTCTTTGTTTTGTTTTCGGAAATTTGCGGAAGATTTCTGAAATTTTGCGAATTTCTTGCGCATAATTTGCTGCCATTCGGCAAAAAAATAGCCTTCAACATCACGTTGCAAAAACCCCACTTCATGAAGTGTGTTCAATGCTTGTTCAATTCTGCTTGTTTTTTGCTTTTGACCGTACCCTGCAAGAAACGCAGCTTCATTTGCGTCTGCTGGCACTTTGCCATCTTTTGTATTGCTCCACAGAAGCAGAAGCAACTTCAGGTCAACTTCTTTCAGATTGATCATGTGGATGGTCTGAAACCACCAGTGTGGAACTTTTGTCCACCTGTTTTTGTTCTTCAATTTGCACCTCTCTTTCAAGTGCCAATGTAAACCGCTCGTTAGGGTACAGAATTGACAACAGATGCACTTCACAGTCTGTTGCCTCCCATAGCTTCAAAGCAACAGGTGCTGATGCTTGCTGACCATTCAGCACCCGGTGAATTGTTGCAATAGGCACACCTGAACGCTTTGAAAGTTCAGTTTGTGTTGTCCCGGTTTGTTTGATCCACATTCGCAAATTCATGTGTTGACATTCTCTTTTCAAAAATGAAAAGTCAAGCAATGAAGAAAAAAACACGTCATGAACCAATCATCGTTGCAAACCCTTCTGACCTGACCCGTCAGGAATGGTTGCAGATTCGCCGGACTGGCCTTGGTGGGTCTGATGCAGGGGTTGCCCTGGGTCTGAACCCTTGGTGCAGTCCTTTGCAGTTGTACCTTGAAAAAAAGAAGGACATCAGTCTGAACCCAAAAAGCAACGCCATCACAATAGGCAATGACCTTGAACCCTATGTCATCAGTCAGGCACAGGTGTTGCGACCTGGATACGTTGAAAGGCTTTCTTCACTGCCAATGCTGAAGCATCCGCACCATGAATTCATGCTTGCAACGCCTGATTCAGGTGCATCATCAAAGAAGCATGGTGCAGGCATTGTTGAAGCAAAAACAGCCCTTTCAATATATGGTGCAAAAGCCTGGTCAGATAGGACTGCCCCTGCTCACTATCGCGCACAATGCTTGCACTATATGGCAGTCACTGACAGAAGATGGTGTGTCATTGTTTGCCTGGCTGCTGGCCCTGTTTGGCACTCTGAAGTCATCTTGTGGGATGATGATGAAATTTCTGAATTGATTGAAGCTGAAGAGAAGCTATGGTCAGCAATTCAAAATGATGACTTTTCATACCTGATTGACGGTTCTGACAGCACAAAGAATGCTCTGAATCTGATGCACCCTGAAGCTGATGAAGACCTTTGTGAATTAGACCTGCGGGGCAATAGGCAAGCACAGCAGATGCTTCAGCAATATGTCACAAGCAAACGCTTTGAAAAGGCTGCAACTGAAGACAAGAAAGAAGCAGAAAACAGCCTGAAGAAAATGCTGGGTGACCATGAAGTTGCTTGGTGTGACGGCATGAAAATACAATGGAAAAACACAGCCCGTGGACGTCGTTTCACGGTAAAGGAAGGGTGAAAAAATGCTGCCAACAAGCAAGTCAACCAAGGTCTTTGACTATAGAAAAATCAACTGCCTCATTTATGGTGTTCCAAAAATCGGAAAAACCACTTTTTGCAGCACTCTTGATTCAGGTGACGTGCTGTTTCTTGACACTGAGGGTGGCACAAAACACCTGACGTGCTTCAGGGTTGACCTGGAGAATGCAGGGTGGTCTGACGTGATGCAAACAGCAAGGGAGTTGCTGACAACTGAACATCAATACAAGCTTGTCATTGTTGACACCGTTTCAAAGCTTTATGACAAAGCAATTGACCACGTGTGCAATCAGATGAAATGTGACAGGACTTCAGCAAGATTCACAAACAACGGGAAAGGATATGGTCAGGTGAATTCTGAATTGAAAAAGCTGTGGTCAATGCTTCTTGCAGGCAATTTTGGGTGCTATTTTGTAGACCATGAAGCAACAGAAGAACTTGATGAAACAGGGAATGTGCTGAAGTTTGCTGACCCTTACAAGGGCAACAGAATCACAAGATTCAAGCCTGCCCTGGGTGGCAAGTCAGGTGCTGCCTTGCAAGCTGGTGTTGATATGATTCTGCGTTGCTTGATTCTTCCTGATGGCAAACGTGTGTTGCAGACGGAACCTGCACACAACGTCATTGCCGGTGGTAGATATTCAGACTTGTTGCAGAACGGGATGCCCCTTGATGCAAAACACTTTGTGCAGTCATTCAGGTCTGCACACAAAAATCATCACACTGGTGCTGGTGATGATGCTTAAACAACCAAATTGGGGGTTGTTTTGCTCCATGTAGGCACCACGACCACCACCTGAAACAGATGGTCTGAATCAGGTGGTGGTCAATTTCTAGGGGGTTTCTGATGTGTGACTGGACAAAAGAAATGATTGAATCATCGGGTGTGATTCCAAAACAGAAAGCAACTGTGTTGCGGGTCCTGGTAGTTGACGACCATGCAACCAATACTGAAGACAACGCTTCTTCACACCAAAGACTTCAGCAGCCTGCTGCTGATTCAAACCTGCTGCCTTCATCCACTCCTGAAGACGTTGACAATGATTCATGACAGACCTCCCTCAATCAAACACACACACCTGACTTCTGGTCTCATTGCAATTTCACGTGCTTTTTCAAGTGTCAATTCAACGTAATATTTTCTGCACATCAGCCCTTTCACAACTGTCACAGTATAAACTTTTTTATTTTTCATCTTGCTTGCTCCTTTTTTGAAAGTATGCCCCCCGAAGGGGGCGGGTGATTAGTTGCAGTTAATGGCGTCCAGTTCTTCTACCAATCGCTCATGAATTAACTGAGCAACAACGTGAATGTATCTTGTGGCTGCATAATTTGTATTCTCTATGTAATACAAACCAAGGGCATCAAATTCATCTGTCTGCTCCACAATTTTCAAACAAAGAGCATCAGCCGACCCAAGCCAATCGTTTGCCTCTTTGTTGGATACAAAAAAATAATCATGCGGAAAAGCAGCATAAATGAAATTATGATGGAAAGCATCATGCCCGTCATCGATTGCAGAACCTAAAACTTTCTTGATTTCGTCAAATTTGTGTGCTTCGGTCAGCCCAACATCTTCAAGGGTTATTGATTTCAAGATTTCTGTTTTGGTCATTTCTTCTTTTAATTTTACGTTTTCCATTTTGCTTGCTCCTTTGGGCTCCTGCCCTTTGTTGATGTCCCATTATATGCACAATGTGCACATACCCGTCAACAACAAATGTGCATTTTGTGCGTTTTTTCTTTGTGATGCTTTTTCAGCGTGGTGGTGTATAGTCAGAAGACAAATTTGTTTTTTGATTGCAATCAATTCAAGGGGATAAAAAATGGCAACACGTTTTGAATTGCCTGTGCAGGGTTCAACTGCTGCTTCAGGCAACACCACTTTTGTGGTCGATGGATACAAGCTTTTCACGGGTCAGGTTTTTTTTCAGGCAACAGGATCTTCACCAGCTTGCACAGTCAATGTGAAAGTCCTGGGTGATTCAGGGTCATCTGCTTCAACTGCTCACACGCTAAAAACACAGACATTCGGCGCATCTGGTGGGTTGTTCTACAACAACAATGATGGTGATGGTTGTCCAATGACAGCGTATTCAATATATGTTGAATGGTCAGGGCTTGCTGATGGTGCCATCACAATTGGACAGCGCAAAGAATACTAGAACCCGCAAACATCCCGCCAGCACTCAGCAGCAGCAGTCATTGCCTGGTGCTGATTGTTGATTTCCTTTCCACCCACGCACAGTTGCACTTGTTCAGCGTGAACATCTGAACCGCAACCTGTGCTCCCGCCTACAATAGGACCTGAAACAAGACTTGCAACGCCTGCAAGAGCACACCTTGCAAGGCTTTTTGTCATGCATCCCTGTGCAGTGTGTGAAAGACATTCAGCATATGTGCCCCAATTGCCACCATCAACAGACGGCAAAGCACATGCGCCTGCTGCCTGTCCAGCGCAACCAAGACTGCTGTGCAGACTGCAATCAAGTGACGTGAATGCAGTTTTCTTCAACTCTTCACGCTGTGCAGGGGTGCAACTCAAAATGACTGAGCACAAGACACCAATGACAAAATGATTGAAACCAAAAACATTGAATTCACTGCAATTGCGCATGCTCCACCCTGCTTTCCAGACGTGCAATTGATATCTCCAACGCTCTCAAGCGTTCTTCTGTTTCTTTCTCTTTTGAACGCTGGTGATTGAATATCGTCAGAAACGCTGTTGATAGCAATCCCACCGCAATCTCTATGAATTCCATTTTTCACACTCACGGCAAAACCCCTTGCAGTCTCTCTTGTTTACTCTTCTGAATCTACACCAACTGATTCAGATTCTGGTGCACTTTTTTGTTTCTTCTTTTTTTTCACTGGCTTAGGTTTGTTCTGCTCTTCAATGAATCCCATTGTGATGGGCCCGCATTCGCCATCAACCAAAAGACCATATGCTTCCTGGAAGGCTCTGACAGCACGTACAAAGTTGCGTGACCCGATAGAAATGCAGCGCAAGGCATCAGGGAGTTTGTCAACCTGAATCACGCCTGAAAGAAGATGTTGAACATTTTTTGCAATAGTATCGACCATTTTATGACCCCTATGAAAGTTGTTGGTTTGACCTTAGAAATCGAACAATGACACAACGAAGATCAACATCGGTGTCAATTGCTATGTTTATTTTCTGAAAAATTGAATTCCCTGGGTTTGGATTAGTAACAGAAAGGAGATTGTCTGTTTGACTGCCCGGAATCCTGACAGGCAAAGTGCCTTCTGCATTGACTTCAACTGTGTATGAACCCCCAAACGTGACATCACCTGTGCCAAGTGCAAAAACATCAAATGCAAGACGGTCACAAAAAGCAGGGACAGTGAACCCAAGCACCATAGGCTGACCGTCTGTTGTCCGGAATTGACGCTCTTGTTGACCACCAATGACACAAAACGACGGACCCCAAAACAGAAGATCTGTTTGTTTTTGGTCAGCAAGAAGCAACCACAAAGCTTCAGCCTTGTCGCCATTCACAACAACAGGTTCTAAAGTGCCTATGACCTTCTGCCCAACGTGGTCAAAGTGACCTTCTGCATCAACAAAGTTGCTCATTTTTTCACCATTGCATTGATTGCACCAAGGGTTGCACTCGTCCCGCTGGTTGACTTCCAATACACAACCACTTCAAGCAACTGGGGTTGCTCCGAAAGGTCAATATCAGAAAAGCTGTGAACATCTAGGTCATCAGGGTCAGTGTTGTACGCTGGCACACTCCCTGAATCACAGTTCTTTTCATATGACTGACCAGCAATTTCAAGCTTGACTGTGCCATGCCTCCCAAGTGCTGTGAATTCTACAACAACATTGGGTCTTCTTTTGACAAGCAACATCCTGCCAACTTCAGTGTATGATGTTGACGTTGTTTCAACTGTCCTGAATGTCAAACCCCACACAATTGACCCCATTGACTGTGGGCAACCCTTCCACACTGTGTAGGGACCATTCAAAAATCGGTTGTACTGCTCCACTGTGACAGGTTTTGTGTCAATCAATTCTGAAGACTGTGCCCAAACAAAACCTGTTGATGTAGGTGAATCTGACTGTGTTCCTGTAAGCCCTGACCAGTTGAAACTGCCTGTCAAAAGGTACACCTGCTCATCAGAACCGCCTGATGGTTGATTGACTTGGACTGCTGCACAAAAGTCAGTTGTTTCTGCATCACAGGTCAATGTCAATGTTGTTGCCGTTGCACCTGCTGAAAGGGTGACAGAAGAACCTGTGTTGCCACCGCAAACAAGACGCACATTTGCATCACTTGATTGCACGTTTGTGAAGACACCTGTGAACGTCATTTGCTTTGCATCTGCATGACCCAAAACAGGGATTGCGCACAGATTGTAATAGCTTGACCCTGCTGCAACAAAGGTGGTGAAACCACCACGATCAATCATGATCACATCAGCACATGATGGTCTGTAATTCCCACCAATGAAGTTGTGATTGTCAATGATGGTGTCAAGGCCTTCACTTGTGATCTGCTGCCCTGGTGCAACTCCTTCACCAACTGTGATGTCACTGGTTGAATATGTTGTTGGAATGCTCACCGTCATGAGTATGACCCCCCATCAGCAACGTGTGAATGTGCTGCTTGCCGTGTTGAAATTGATGCATTGCTGTCAACAGGATATGTGCACGTTGTGTAGTTATTCGTTGGAATAAAGCTCAAAAGACCTGAAACAGTGATTTGATTTGTGGACGTATCAACAGCAATGACTGACTTTTCTTCAGCAAGGGTTGTGCCTGGGTTGTATGCTCTCAACACATCATTCACTTCAAAAATGCTTGCATCAGTCACTGTCAAAATACCATCAGACCCTGTGCCATTGTAATTTGTGATCACTGTGCAGGGACAAAGGACGGGAAAGAAGGTGGTTGCACTTGTCATGATGGTCAGTGTGCATTCACCCGTTGCAAGTGACCGTTGCACTTCTGTGACCCTTGCAACGTCCTGCAATCCTGTTTGGTTGTTTTTCCAGTCAAAGCATGAAGGGTGCGTGATGTTCAACCTGATGTTTTGCCCTGCTAGATAGTCGCGCCCTGGTCTGACTTTGATTCTGTACGCAACATCAGAAGATGAATTGTTGACAAGACTGACTGCAAGGGCCTTTGCAAAGACGAAAAACGCCCCTTCTTCTAGACCATACAAGCTGACCTTTTGACCCACCGTCCCGCGTGAAAGCATGTCTTCAATGACTCTGTATGTGTATTGACTTTTTGCTTTCACAGTCGGTGATTCTGATTGTTCAACTGTCACTTCATTTGGGCCTGCTGCCACTTTGACAATCTCAACAGATGACCCTGCAACAAGGTCTGCATCTGTCAACGTGTATGCTTCATTTGTTCCCCCTGGAAACGTAGAAACGCAGCCAATCCGCAAGTCAGACCCATATCTGACCCATGAAAAACAGAACCCCATTGCAGCAGCAGTCCCGCCAAAATACTCTTCAAAACTGACCCCCCCGGTCAAAATCATATCTGCTTGAAAATTCAATGCGCTTGCAATGCAAATGTCAGGCTGACCCAAGGTGTTTGGATCGTCCATAACATGACTTGAAGCTTTCAAAGCGTAGCCAAAACCACTGGGGAACACATCAAAGGTGCCCCTTTCAGACGTGTTGCCTGAAGACTCCAGCACCTGACAGGCAAGTGAACCAAGGGTTGCATCTTGCGCTTGTGCTTCTGTGCCCTGTCGCAACGCCTGCTTGATTTCCCTGTTGCCCTTAAACACGTTGACTTCTTGACCCAAGATGTTTCTTGTGCAGTCCTGCAAGACAATTCTGCCAACAATGGCAGTTGTGTTTGTGCTTTGATATTTGATCAACTCTGAAAAGTCATTGTCACCTTCCATCAATGCAAACCCGCTTGACTCCCATGTTCCGAGGGTGCTTGCGCTGTTTGGTGGTTGCTTGATGACAATGTTTTGAATTGACTGACCTGAAAAGCCTGGAATTTGCTTTTTCAAAAGCTCTGAAAGTGATGCTTCATCTGTGTTGCCGTTGTAGAATTCAATTCCGTCAGGCAACCATGCAGGTGCTGTCTGACCAGCAATTGTTGTGACTTGGATTTCTGCAATGAAGTAGTCATTGCCTGCCTTGGGTGCAAGGGCAAGACCCACATTGACAGTGCCATCTGAATTCAAGTCATAACCATCTGCAAAGTGCAAGATTGTGCACTGCTCTGAAATCAAACCTGATGTTGAAGACAATGGTGTCAACTGAAGATTCTTGATGGTCTTCAGCAATGCTTCAATGCCTTCAAACAGGGTGTGATAGTTTGGCAAAGACAGTGCTGAAAGTGACAATTCATACTGCACGGAATCAAAGTTACCACTACCTGAATTCCCAACAACATTCAACAACAGCTTTTCATTGCCTGTTGTCCTGACCCACAAAGATGAAGCTTCAGAAAAGGCCTGACCTGTGACGGGCAAGTTGTTGCTGTTTGGCGTGGGTGCTGTTCTTCCAACTGCACCCTGACCCACTTTCCTGGTCAATCGGCGCAACAAATCACGTGTTTGCAAAACCCACACACCTGAATCATAGCCGGGAACACCATCAACTTCACCGCTGAAGACCTGTCTTTGATAGTCATCAGCATATGTTGTGCCCACTGCCCTGCCGTAGGGATCAAGAAGCATTGCCCGCAAATCAACTTCACAGCCATCCCAAACACGCTTCTTGTTTGTCACTGTCCTGAATTTTTCTGTGCTTTTTGTCCCGTAGTCATACCCTTCACCATACGGTCTTGAAATGCCTTGCAAGGTGTTTGCAGGGGTGCCCGAAGGGCCTGTGTTGCTTGTAAAGGACAAAGCTTCTTTGCCTAAAAACACAACGCCACTAGGGCCGAAATTAGTGGAGTCAGAAGAAAGTGAAATGCTTGTGTCATTGTAGGCAACTTCTGATGAAATGGGAATCTGCACATTTGCCCTGGTGAACACACCAAGGTCATTGTCAGGGTCCAACACACCAAGGGTGACCCCTGATGCAGCAGCAAGACCCTTGAAGCGGTCAATCTTGTAGTGTGCTTTTTGTGAACCATCAACAATCAAGGTGAAGCTGTCAGTGTAATCACCTGAAGAAAACCCCACGTCATGTTCTGCAAAACGAAATTGCACCCCTTCAATTGTGCAAAAATAGTTCAGTGAATATCCCCTGACTATGTGACCCCAAAAGGCATCACTGACTGCTGCACTGTTGTTGTGTGCTGTGTCAGGTGCAATGATTGTCATTTCAGACGTTGAACCAATTTCAACCTCTTCATTTTCAAAAAACAGGCTGTTTTGTGCCTGCAAAAACCCGTCAAGATATCCACCAAGATCTGTTGCGCTGTACACACTTGACGCAGTGTAATCACCAAAACGCAGCTTGCCACATGACAAAGGACCATTCTGCACACGGTCAATTTCAGATGCATTGAACCTGACTGTCACCCTGTAGCTAATGGACGCACCAAATGAAGTTGCGTGTGCCCTGCCATGCCTAAAAGAGCGCAATGTTGGTTTATTGCCTGACACAGGTGTTGAAATGTGAAGGTGTTGAATCTGCACACAGCCCATGGGGTTTGAATCAAGCCTGCTTGTTGTTGTGAAATTGCTTGTTGTGGTGGTGGTTGACCCCAATGTGTCAGCCATTGATTGTGTTTCAAATCGCAATTTCAGGTTGCCTGTACCTGCCGTCAAAACAACCCTGTCAAATGTGGTGCTGTATTCCATTGACCACCCGTTTGGAAGGGTGGCAGATAGTGCTGCAACATAGTCTTTGAAAGGCAACCATCCTGAAACCTGTGCAGATGTAAACCCTGACCCTGTGTCAAATTCAATTTGCCTGTGCCCTGGTAGATCACAATTGACAAATGCCTGCATCACTTTCATCTGGTCAGCTCCATCTGGATATTGGTCCACCCATCAATTGCGTTGGTTTCACTGGTTCTGATGTTCCCCACATAAAAAGAAGGGTCATCAGCATCGTCAACAATCTGCACCTTTGCAGGTGTTCCCATGTTTTCAACAGCTTCAACAAAATTCAAGACCTTTGCCCGTAAACAACTGAACCTGACAACAGGTCTTCTGTGGTTTGTTCCCGGTGTGTTGTACCAGTATGCCCCATCATACAGTTGCACACCTGTGTTGCCTGCAATCCTGGCGTCAAGCACGTACACAAGCCCGTTGCCGTCATCATAGGGGAAGAAACCCCCTGTTGGTATGCTTGTGCCTGAAATGGCTGATACAGAAGAATAGGAAGCATTTAGACCCATCAGGGTGTCACAGGTTTCTGTCAATGAAGCATCCCAAGTGCCTGCCCCACTGCTTGAAAGCCTCAAAAAAAAGTCTGAAGTCAATTCTGCTGACCATGTGCCACCAAAGGTGGCCTGACAGTTTGTTGCAACAGTCTTCAAGACTTCAAAAGGGCTGCTTGAATTGTCAGGAGTCACAACAACAGAATCAACACCATCAGTGACAGTGATTGAACCTGACCACCCTTTGACCCAAAACTGAAGACCCCTTGCCATGTTTATACCTCTGAAGAATCAAGACCTGTGTGACGTGCTGTGTCAACGGTTCTTCCGATTGCTGAACCCATGTCAACAGCACTTCCAAGTGCAAAGCCCTGCACGTTGACAGTGACCTGTGAACCACCCGTTGCCGCTGACATCCCTGTGCCGCCACCCCCTGAAGTCAATGCAGCTTCCTTTGACCCAAGACCTGAAGACGCTTTGCCCTTTGATTTGCCTGCAAGGGCAAAAAACGCAGCAGCAGCAGCAGCATGACCTGCACCACCCACAATGTTTCCAGTTGCAAACGCTGCAAGGGAAGATGCTGCTTCAAATCCCCCCTGAATCATTGCTTTTGTTTTGGTCTGCTTTACAAATGCAGCAGCAGCAGTTCCACCTGCTGACACCATCGAAGGTAAACCCTGCTTCAGCCTATCTGTTGCATCTGCACTTGTGTCTGTTTCCTGTGCATAGACAGTTGCAGCAGCACTTGTTGCGCCCATGGTTGCGCCAAATCGTTTCATTGAACGTGATGCACCTTTTTCATGGTCAACAAGCTGAATCAATGGGCCCTGGAGCATACCAAGCGCACCCGCAACACTTTCTGCTTGACGTTGGAATTCTTCAAGATCTTGCTCACGCATTTCTTTCAAATGTTCAGCGTGTGCTTTGTGCAATTCTTCAATCTTTGCTTGACGTCCCTTTTCAATTTCAAGCAATTGGTCAGCCTGGGTGTGCGCCATGCGTATCTCTTCAGCTTGCTGCTTTGTTTCAAGCAAAAACTGTTCATGCATGGTCATTTCTGTATTCAACATCCTTTCTTCATCAAACTTCTTTCTGATGTCTTCCATTTCTAATGCGTGAACAATCGTCAGTGACTTTTGACGCTTGAAGTGCTCAATCTCCAATGACCGTTGCAGCCTCTTGTCTTCCACAATTGCTCGCATCATTCGATCATTGTCACGCTTCCTTTCTGCTGCAATCTGCGCTGCTGATGGTCCTTTTTTGACTGCTTTTTTTGGCTTGGGTGCGTCAAGCTTTTCAAGCTTTTCCATTGTTTCAGCACTAATTTTCAGCACTTCAAGTTCATGCTTCAGCAAGTCAATCTTTTCTTCTTTCAACTGCAAGTTCAGTTTTTCTGTTCTGATTGCAGCATCCATGGTGATTTGTTCTTCCTGGGTCATGTTTGAACGCTCATTGAAGAAAAACACTTCCATGTCATGAATCTGCTTTTTCAGTTCACTTTTTTCTTTTCCCGCTAGTTTTTCAAGCCTGTCTTCATTTGCAATTGCATCCTGTGCAAGCTTTTGCTTGTCTGCAAAGCGTTCACGGTCAGCCGTGATCAATCTTTCAGCAAGGTGCATTGCAAGTTCTTCAATCTTTCCTGCTTCAGTGAATGCTGCCTGGTGATCAAAGAAGCCTGCACCAGCTCGTTCACCTGTGATGGTTTCAGCACCCAAAACAGCATCCCTGATGTCAGTCTGAATTGCTTTGACTGAAAGACCTGTTTCTTTTGCAAGCTTTTCTGAAAACCGCTGAAATCGTTCTGAAACCAATTCACCATCACCAAACAATTGCGTCAATGCAGCAGCACCTGACGTGCGCAAGACACGCTGCACAGTCTTGCTGACAAGACCTGCACGTTCCTCAATCATCTCAGGAGAGATTGCACGTGCAAGGGTTTGCTGTGCTGTGCTTTCGAGATTGTCTAGATCTGCCTTCAACCCCCGCAAATGCGTTGACAATTCTTCTGTGTTGATGCCTGCTGCATCCATGGCTTGCGTCAGCTTTTCTGTGACGATGGTCAATCGTCTTGTGATCAACTCTGACATTTCAAGGTCATCAACGCGCCTTCCCTCAAGTTCAATCTGTTCTTTGATTGTCTTGTTCAGGTCAACTGCAACACCAAGTCTTCTGAATTCCGTTTGACGTCCACCAAGAATTGCATCCTGAAGCTTCTGCATGACTTCAGGCACCTGACGGCCAGTTGCAAGGGCAACTTTTCCTGCAAGTTCAGCCATCCCTGCAACGTCTTTCATTTGACTTCCAGCAATCAAAAGACGGGACGCAAAGACCTGCAAAGAAGTGTCATCAATGATCCCCTTGGTTGACTTCCGCAAGCTGTTCATTGCTGTCTGTGCTTGTTCTGTCGAGCCTATCACCTGGGCAAAGATCTTTTCAGCATTGTTGGCAATTTCACCTGAAATGGCATGTTCACCAACACGCTGCAAAGCGAAAAAGGCAGTTTGCACAAGAGCAATCTTTGAATTCATTTCAGTAAAAGTTGTGGATGCATTTTTCATGACCCCGCGCATCTTGATGAATGCCCGTGATCCGTCTTTTCCTGCCTTGACTGCGTTTTTCCCAAAACGTTTCATCACTACATTTGTTTGCTTGATGATTGCTGACACGTTGTCATCTGCATCAACATTCAGCAAAACCCTGACATCACCAGCCGCCATTGCTTTTCATCTCCTCTTGTTTTCGTTCTTCAATTGCTTGATGCAATGATGAAACCCACTGAACAAACCAATCAGAATAGCCAAACGGCCAGTCAGTCAATGGGTGAATTCTACCATGGGTGATTGCATTCAATGCAATAGAAAGCTGACGATCATTCAGGTATGAAGTAGGGCAACGCTCCCACTGTGTTTTGAACAGTGGTTTGCCGCTGTATTTGTATCCATCACCCTCTGACCATTCATCACACTTTTTGTCACGTGGGCATTCATCACAAGAAAGCCTGAAGGGTGCACCAGTCAGTTTGTCACTGTATTTCAGTGCCTGGACTGCGAAAGGGAAGAGCGTCTGCACCCTCCCTCGATGCAGAAAAGATTGCTTGTGCAAGTGCTGTGACGGCTTGCAGGTTTTCAGCATGGTTCAACACTTCCCGGATCTTTTCAGGCTTTTCAATGACCTGACCGTCTGCTTGATGAATTGCTTTCACCCCAAGTGCAGCAGCGTACACAATCAAAGATGCATCTGATTCAACAGCATTGACCACACGCAGCACTTCATCACAACCAAGGGGCCTGCACAAAAGCACATCAGGTGTTTCACCGCTGTGCTTTTCTGCAAGATGTTCTGCAACCCACCCTGGTTCATCCCCTTCAAATTTGATTGCAGGATCGCCCTGAAATACCAATCTGAAGGTGTCTTTTTTGCTCACTACTAGAAAACCCATTGCACCCCTTTTTGCTACAGAAAAGCAATCCTGAAATCAGAATCTGCAACTGTTTGACCACTGCCCCCAAAGTTGCCCGGTTTCATCATGAAAGACAAACCAAAGACACCACCAAGATCTTCAACCGCTGGCACTTCTGTCTGAATTGGAGACGGCAACAGCATCATCAGTGTTTGACCTGACGTTGAACCAATCTGCAACTGCACAGCCTTGGGTGCTGAATTTGCAATATCAGTCAACACTGCCCCTGTTGTGTCATAAGGGTTTGACGCTCCCAACACACCACGCATGCTGACTTCAACAGTTCTGTTGATCACCTGAACATCCACAACACCTGAAACGCTGTTGTGTGATAGCTGTGGCAACAATTCCTGTGTGATGACAATTTGCAGCCCTTCAACGTCAAGTTCAGTTGCACCCGTTCCACCGCTTGTGGTTGCAAAAATCAATCTTGAACCTGTGTCAGTTGTGGAGCCCTTGAAGGGTACAGGCAACACAGGCAGTGAATAGTCATATGCTTCAAGTGCAGACCCATCAGGATCACTGACCATCTTGTTGCACTGAAAAGTCACTTCAACCATCGGATAGTTGTCTTTCGGTCCGAGGGTGATTGTTGCAGTGGTAGGCACACAACTTTGCAAATGCATTCTTGTGTTGTTTTCCTGGCTTCTCCACGTGAAAGAAAATGCAGCAGTGTCTGCTGTGGACAAGTAAACAGTGTTTGAACCAAAGATTGTGTCACTTGCTGTGGGTGCTGTGTCGAGTTCAAGCACCATGTCAAGTTCATTGTCAACGTCATCAAGTGCAGAAATGAAGCCACCTTTGCCTGAAGCCATCAGTGCAACACCTGCTGTGAAATTGCCACCATCTGCATCAGCAACTTTGATTGCTGTTTCTGTAGACCCTGACACAACACCAGATGCTTCATAGTTATTGATTGAATGTGACCCAAGCAACGCCTCAAGAATTTGACTGTCAGGGGAGTCAACAGGGTTGCCTGACAGTGCACTTGATGAAAGACCATGCAAAGGCTTTCTGATGGTGAATTCAGCACCATATGGTGAACCTGACACAGGTGCCAATTCATAGAACCCATGGCGGACTGCTGCACGTTCAAAAACTTCACGTGTTGTGGGTGGCATGAAAACTTCTGCTTCAATCTTTGTGCCTGTGTTGTCAACCGTGTCAGCCGTGGGCACTGTTTCATAGCCTGAATCTTGACGGAGTGCATGAAGAACCCCAATTTTTGTTGCATTGTATGCCATTTGAAAAACTCCTTTTTATGCGTCCCGCCTATCGTACACAACGCGGATTGATAAAGTGCAAAGACGGTTTCCCTGCCCGTCTTCAAAATCAGCAGCACCTTTCACATCTGTGAAAAGTATCTGTGCATTCTGGCTTTCAAGCAACTTGATTGCATCACAAATCAAATCACCGTCAAGCAAAACCCTGTCTTGACTGTTTGGGGTTGAAGTGTATGAAACCGCAAGTTCAAACGTGATGTCATAAGGGTCAGCCCCTGCAAACAATAGGTCAGCAGGTGCTTGTGGTATTGTCCTGGTGACCATAAAAACACGATCACGGGGCGGGTAGTCAAGTTGCGGGGGTGCCTGCCTGAACACATCACCCGCATGTGCAACATTGTCAGGTGCTATGCCTTCAACCGCTTGCACAATCTTGTCACGCACTTCTGTTGCTCTCACAGCATCACCCTGGTGCTGAAGGCACCTGTTTCGCGTTCATCAACTTTCCCATCATCATTGTCATCATACCATTGACCAGCTTTGATTGCAGTGTTCACTGAATCAAGCATCTGTTTTCGGATGCTGTCAACATAGTCAACCATTTCAGTGGTCCCTGATTGCGGGATCAAATTGTCATCAGCAAGGCACAGACGGAGCGCAAGAAGCCCTGCATCTTTGAAAGCATCGGGTGTGCTCAAAAGGTGTGGCATTCTCCCTGATGCTTCAATTTGTCTGATGACCATGTTTGAAGCACGTTGCGCAATTTCAACCAATTGCCCTGGCTGATAGTAATCAGCAGCGGACGGGAATTGAAAAGACAAAACACGCTTCACTTCATCTGCTGTAACAGGGTCTTCAAACTGCGTTCTGCAAATGTGAAACATGACTTGCCGTGTGTAGACATCACCGCTTGAAGGGGTGATTGTGAAGTCTGCACGATAGTACAAATCACGCTTTGACGTTGCAGATGATGCAAGTGTTGCTGAAATTCTAGCACCTGAAACTGTGTCACCGTTGGTGATGGTGAAAGGTGGTGCTTGATCAAAAATCAGTCTGCTGTTTGCCGTATCTACACTGGAGAGAATCAGCACACTTTTTTGACCACCCACTGATTCAATCAGGTATGGACGGCCAGCAACAAAATCAACCACGCTTGAAACAGTCAAAGATTCTGGACTGCTTGAAAGCTGTGCATTGATGGTTGCTGAAGTTGCATCAAGGGTTGCAGATGCTGATGCAACCAATTCTGACCCATCGGGTTTGAAAAAGGTCACAGTTGCGCTTGAAGTGCTTGAAGATGCCACCACGTCGAATGATGCTGATTGATTTTGCAGAACCTGTTTTGCTGGCATTTTCAAAAACTCCAAAAAGAACCCGTCACCCCCAAAAACAGCAGGGGGTGACGGATGCAATCACCTATGCAGGAACATTGGAAGCAATGATTCCATTTGGTGGTGTTTGAATGAACACCTTGTGGAACATGCTTACAGACATCACAACAGATTGATCTTCTGGCTTTTCAGCAATCACCATGTGTGGCGCTGCCTGGGTCCAGTAGAAGACGGGTGACTGTGCACCGGTTTCAATCAGAAACCAATCATCTTCATCTGCTGTCAGATATGGTGAAACAATCACTTCAATGCGACGTCCCGCCATTGGGTTGATGTTTGCACCTGCTGCTGCACCAATAGAAGCCACTGCAAATGTTTCAAGCTGTGTTGGAGATCCTACAAGCTGAAGCGCAAGGTCTTCATTTTTTGGCGATACAACAAGGGCCAGTTGACCATAACCCAAGCCCATTGGGTCCATGGTGTAACTTTTCCATTCAACAAGCTTCTGACGTGCAGATGCAAGTGATGTTGCAGATAAAGCATCAGTCAAACCGTTTGACTGTGTGGTTGAATCATCTGACAGGTAGAATGTTCCACCAAGAACGTTAGTGGTCCCACCGCTGTTCCCACTGTAAGACCCATTATCAACAGCAGTTGAAAACCCTGCTTCGAGTGCAGCATACACTGACTTCTCAATTGTTCGGCCTGCTGCGTCAAACATTTCAGCAGCCTTCCGATCAAGCAGTGTGGGGTCAAGATCAACGTCATTGCGCTTGAAAGTCAGCTTTCGTGCAAAACCGTCAGCAGTGACAGTCTGTTCTGCAAAAGACCCATATGATTTTGCAGTTGGTGTTTCACTGATTTCAGCAGACCCATCCCAAGAAGCAAGTGCTGCTGGGGTGATGTCAGCATAATTCTGCAAAGCAATCACTTTGTCATTTCTGACGTTGCAAAACTTTGACCACGTGGGCTGCAAAGTCACAATTTGCTGATTCCATTCATTCACTAGGGGTGCATATTTGTCCCCGTTCAAGTAGCCACTAGCCATTAGATTTCTCCTTTAATTTCAACCACTTAGACCCTTCTTCGGCGTGGTTGTCTAAACTTTTCGCCACGTTTTTTCATCAGGTGGTCAGCAAATTCTTTCGGGATTTTGTATAGACTTCCACCAAGAAAACCATGCTTTACAACTGAAGGGTCTGTTTCCAATTCATATCCGACGTCAAGCAACTTCTGCACAGTCATCTTTGTCTTGGAATTGTCACCAACGTGAACATACAAAAAGTCAGGATCACCGTTGACCACTGACCCAATTTCACGATTTGACCTGTTTTTGTATTTTTCAATCAGGTCATCTGTCTTCGCTTTTGCGCTTTTCTTCACCACCTTCTTCACCTTCTTTTCTGCACTATCCTTTGATTTTTCGGATGGCTTCGCTGAAGGTAAGGTGTTTTCTGAATGTGTTTCCGATTCGCTCGCTTTCTTTCGTGGCATTGCTTATTTTCTCCAATGTTGGTGCCTTTTTGAACAGGTTTGGGTGTTTGACCATCCATTGCCTGTATGCCTCTTGACCTTCTTCTGTCCGTGGGTCAGCATCTTCAATTGATGGTGCTAACCTACCATAGAGATCGTCAATGATCCCCAATTCTTTCAACAATTTGCCACGTGCTGCAACTTTTTCTTGTTCAATCGTTGCCTGACGGGCCTGTTCTTTTTGCTCGTAGTCTTTGATTTTGCTTTCTAGCATACCAAGACGGTTTACCATCTCTTGATGAAGAACGTGCTGTGCCTCGTTTGCCTCGTTCACCGCTTCTGAACTGGCTTTTTCTGGCGTCACTTCTTCTTTTTTTTGCTCTTGAACATCCTGCACAACTGCCTGCACAGGCTCTTCAACTGACACTGCTTCAACTGGCTGTGCTTCAACCGCTTCAGCTTGTGGTGCTTCTGCTGGCATTTCTGCGCTTGCAGGTGGTTCTGTGCTTGCTGGTGCTTGCTTTTCTTCTTCCATGTCTTCCCCTGGTGCTGTGGCTTGCAAAAAACTGTGACCGTGGGACGACCATCGAAGGTGAGGGTGCATACGCCCCACGGCCACAAGTAGCAAGCAGAATGAATCTACCCTTTTGCCTTGGGATCTGGCAACCGTTTCATCAACTGATTGAATCGGTCAGGCACTGCCCTGTGTCTGAAGTTTTTGCCAACAATGGCCATCACATTTCTTTCAAGGTGTTCTTTCACCCACGTTGTCATGGCGTTAACTTCATCTCTTGAAGGTGATTGAAAGAATCTTGCACCCGCACTTTTCGACGTTGCACAGGTTTTTGCTTTTAGCCTGTTGCTGATTTTCTTCAGCTTCTTGTCAGCACGTAGCCTTTTGACATATTGCCGCCGATCTTTTGGGTCATCAAACTTCTTGTCAAGAAGCTTTGCAGCAGACGTTGGCAATGAAGTCTTCAGAAATTCAATCTGCACGTGTTGTCCAACAATCCTGGCCTGCCATCCTGACCACATGCCCCCCGATCTGTTGTAGTGTTTGATTTTGCTGAAGTCAGCAGCAAGACCACGATCTGCAACCCTGTGCTTGATTGCAGCAGCCTGGGCACCACCAAAGTACAGAACAAACTTCAGCCGCTTCTGCAACAAGGGGGGCAACTTCAACAGCTTCTGCTGTGCTTTTTTTGAGCCATAATCAACCAAGAATTTCATCATCAGCCCTTTGTGCTATTTTCACCGCTCTGTATTCTTCGAGATTTTCTGCAATTTGGCGTTTTGCCTCTTCAAGACTGATGCCCTGTATTTTTGACAATTCACGTGCAGGTGATGACATCCCGTCTTCAAATGCCATTCTTGTAGCTTGCTGCATCTGCAACTTGTTTTCAGGCAGTGGGGTTTCTTTGTATTCAACAGTCACTTCAGCCTGTGGCCATGAATCAGACTTGATTCCTGCATTCAGGTTCATCCTGATTGCATTGTACAGTTGATTTTCACAATCACGCAGTGCCATCAATTGGTCTTGCCTCATTGAATCACGGTCATGAAGGTCAAGCATCTTTGACACTGCTGTTGCTTGCCCTTGTGCTGTGAATGCAGCAGGGTTCAGGGCATTGTGTGTGCTGACGTACTTCAAGAAAGACTCTTGTGCCTTCATGAATTCTGTTGTGTTGCTTGGGACGTTCAAAATCTCCATCTTTTGATCATCCATCAATGAAATGATTCTGTCAGACCCCATCACCATTGATTCGAGCTCTGGCCTGGTGGCGTTTGTGACAACCTTCTGTGCAAAATCAAACCGGTTTCTGTAGTCAATATCACTGAAGCTGATACCAAGTGACACTTGGGTGTCATATACGTCTGTTGGAAGATTTGCGAAAAAATCACCCTTCATAGGTGTGCCTAGTCTGCACACAGCAATGGGAACCTGACCCCCAAATTCTTCAGGCATTGACCCGTCATCATTCCAAATCCCCTGCTCAACCCCGTTGTAGTCATAAACTGCCCTGGTGCTGCTGATCTTCATGGTGCCGTAAGTGATACGGTCAAAAGATGACCTGACAGGGATTCTGAACCTGAATTCACCTTCACGTGCACACGCTTGCACATCACTTGATTGCAAGGGTGCAGGGTCTACTTCCATTTCATAGGGTTCAAACGTCATGATTTGAAGCAAATTTGTGCCTGCAATAGGCAAGACAACAGCAACCACTGTGCGCTGAATGATGGTCTGCTCATTGATACGCTTCATCACTTCATCAATCTTCAACCCGCGATAGATGGTGCGCAATGCTCGCAACTGATTTGGTGACAGGGGGTCACCTGAAGTCAGTGCAAAAGCACGTGACGGGGGTCTTCTGTACCAAATTGCATGTTGCTTTGCGATTGATTCAACAATTGGAATGTCACGGGGAAGCCTTCTGTCATAACTGTTCGGAAACAGTTGCATGATGATGTCTTGAATGGGCGTGAAGTCACGCTTTTGAAATTTTGAAAGCCTTTCACTGATGGTGAAGAAGTCTGTGCTTCGTTGCGTCCATTGTGACCAATTGTATTGATTGATTGACATTGTGATTCCCTATCTTCTGTGAAATGTATGCATTCGCCTGTTGTATGTTTCAGATGATACCTGCTTTTCAGGTCTTGTGAAGCCTCTTCTGCCATAGTGTGCTGTTGCCCAATATGAAACAGCATCAACTGAATGGTCATTGATGTTGTCTTTGTATATTGCATCTTGCACTTCACCGTCTTTTGTCTTCCGTCTTAACTGCTCAAAACACTGAATGACCCCTCGTCCTGGAGTCTTCAACAAGTCTTCTGAAAAGAAAAGCAACGGTTTGCTTTCAGTAGGGTCAAGAAGACCCCTGACAACTTCCATGCCTGACCACACATCTTGATCTGTCTTTGACTGGCGTGTTTTGATTCTTGTGTCAGTCCATTTGCGCATCATCTTTTGATTAAAATGGGGCAACGCTCTGTCAGATGCAATGACCTGGGGCCTTCCCCCTGTCTCTCTGATCATTTGATCCATAATATTCAACAGCTTTTCTTCAGGCACATCATCTTCAACAAATTCTTTGAAGATCACATTTCTGTCATTGACACCATTGCCTTGAATATGTGCAACAAATGTCACTGCTGGGTGTGAATAACCTGGATCAATTCCGATTGAATAGGGTGTGCCCTCTTCATATCTGTAGGGCACAACGTGTTTCTTTCTTGTGAATTCGGGAAAAACAAGCGTTGCAGGCCTCACAATCTGACATTCAACTTCTTGAAGATAGTTTGTGCGTGACATCGTTGCCTTCAATCGAGCAATGAAAGCTTCTGTGATGTACGGGTTGTCATAGCTTCTCGAAATAACAAGGTGAAAGTCAGGGTTTTCAGCATTCACTTCATCAACCCATTTCTTGACCATTCCCCGATATCCCTTCGACGTGCTTGCAAGCATGGTCTGCAATTCACCACCACCCCTGACCGCTGCTGCAATGGTGCCATATGTATAGTAGGGGTGTTTTGCATATTCTGCTTCATCCATTGCCATACCTGACAGGGACATTGATCGCACACGGTCAACCCTGTCAAAGCTTGTGAAGAAGATCTTGCTTCCATTTATCAATTCAAAGCAGTGGTCTGACCTGTGGTGCTTCTTGAGCAGTGAAAAACCTGACACCCCTGCAAAGTCTTCAAGCATGTTGATCAATGCAGGTTCTGATGACCTGACCATCTGGCGGTATGTTGGTGCAAAAAAGCCAAAATCAAGGCCTGCATTTTGTGGCTTCAGGCAGTACAGCAGTGACTTCAGCACCAAAACAGTGGTTTTCCCTGCACCCCTGCCCCCTAGATAGTAGACGTTGGGCGCATTGGAGCGCAAGAAACGCCTTTGCGCTTCATGTGGGGGACCAATGCCAAAATCAGTCACGCTGTACTGTGCAACTTCATTACGCAAATTCAGGGACATCACTCACATCTTCTTCTTCATCGTCAACTGATTCAAGCATGACTGCAATCTGATTTGGGATGAAGGTGTGTGCACCTTCTTGAATCAATAACAGCTTGCGCATCATTTCAACATACTTGTGCATTGCAGCAGTGTACCTGAAATCAGGTGGTTCGTTTGGGTCTTGTGTCTGTTGAAGTCTTGTGATCTCCATCCCAACAAGGGAAATCAAAAAGGTGATATCCATCCCCTTACCAAAAGCATTGAATGCCCTGGTCAGGTTTGCATTTGCGTACCTGAGCACTTCACGCTTCAATGCCTTCTTTGCTTTTTCAATTTCATCTTTTGGGGTTGCAGGCTCTTTTTTTGCATCACGCTTTTTCTTTGCCTGAATCCCCTGTTTTTTGCGTGAATCGTTTGACCTGGGTCTGCTGCTCATTTTTTCAATCCTTTCAAAAAACGTGTTTTTTCTTGTGCGCACGTCTAATAAAACCGCGCACGCGTAAACCCCCGAAAACAAAAAACTTTTTGTGTGCGTTTTTCGGGGTAAGGGTTGGAGAC